TGACCTTGACATCCTTCTCAATTCATCGTAAACTGGTGGAAGAAGGATTTGACACGACATCCGATTCGTACTATAATGAAATAGACAAAAGGATGAAGGATACATTTCCTCACCGATTTGACAAAGTTTCGCCAACTCAGGCAGTTTCTTCTGTTAATAGAACAGGAGGGCCAGGAAGGCGCAAAGGCACAGTGAGACTCACACCATCACAAGTTGCCATTTCAAAAAAACTAGGTGTGCCACTAAGCGAATATGCGAAGTACGTGAAGGAGTAGGCATATGATTATGAAAACGAAACAACCGCAAAAACTACCATCACGCGAGTCTGAAACCCGAGAGAAAGTTTCTCGAAGGAAACCATGGGCTCCACCGACATCACTAGACGCACCACCTGCGCCAAAGGGCTTTAAGCACCGATGGATAAGGGCCGAAGTAGTAGGACAGCTGGACAATAAAAATGTCTCTGCCAGACTGCGGGAAGGTTGGGAATTTGTCCGATCGGATGAATATCCTGATACTGAATGGCCTCAATTAGATTCAGGTAAATATGAAGGTGTCATAGCTGTTGGAGGATTAATGCTAGCAAGGATTCCTGAGGAAATCGTTGAAGAGCGAAATGCTTACTTTCATCAACTGACGAAAGATAAGGATGAAGCGATTGCAAACGATCCACTTAAGGACCAACATCCTAGTA